AATCATTTGAAAACGATTAGGGTATAATCAATAATCATACTTAAAGGTAATCGTTTTTGCATAATTGTTTTTAAAAAGTGATTAGGGTAATCATTTCAAAACGATTAGGGTATTATTTCATACTTAAAGGTAATCATTTTTAAAGTGATTAGGGTAATCATTCGCAAACGATTAGGGTATAATCATTATTCATACTTAAAGATAATCGTTTTTAAAGTGATTAGGGAATTAATGATTAATTATAGGGATTTCTTATAATAATAAATTTTAGACATTTTAAAATGTCTATTTTTTATTTTTTTATTTTTGGATTGAATTTTATTATTGAATATTTTATATTCTCATATTATATAATGGTTCAATCTAATAGAGTATTTTTAATGAAACATAATGCTTTAAGAACTCCATTAGTTAAGGGTAATGGAATGATGCCTTTAAGAGTTCAACGCCAAACATTAGCAGATAGAGTTGGGGTTGTAGGTAAAGGTGGTGCAGTTGTTTTAATTGATGAAACACTACCAAAACAAAACGAAGTTTTAGGAACTGGATTTGGTGTTAAAACTATGGATAAAAGTGTTATTAAGAAATTAGAAAATCTTAATATTGGAAAAAAAAGAAAAAATGTAAATTTCCAAGTTTAATAAATTATTATTCAATTTAAAATATTTTAGTTTTTTTAAAATATTTTATTCTTTATAGAATATATACAAATGGCAGACGAACTATTATACGAAATGTCTAAAACTGAAATTGTTGATACTTCAAGTCCCTTTATTAAGCGAGAACTTGTTTATGTTATAGATCAAAATAGCGGTTCTTACGCAAATAATCAAATTATTATGGATTGTGCCAGTATTTCTAATTCCGGCAAATACGCCGATTTTAGCGATGCGTGGATCGCTGTCCCATTATTGATTACGATGACTTCAACCTACAATTTTACTCTTTTAGCAAGTGATTTTTCAGTAGGTCTTAAATCTGGATTTCATCAATTAGTCCATTCTATTAATGTAGAATACAACAGCACATCAACAGTCCAAACTACCGCCTTGACAAATATGTATATTTCTTATAAATTGAATACTACACTATGCGTAGATGATTTGGTGACCCTTGGAGCACAAATAGGATTTAGAGGTATTGATTCACCACAATCATGGGCATATGCTGGTGCTTTATCCCCAGATGGTAATGGTTCAGTTAATAATGTTAATGCCTTTGCAACTCTTGCACCATCTGTTTATGTTGGAACTCAAAGTAATAACCCATTTTTACTTCGTCAATTAGATTTACAATTTAATAATTCACAAGATCCACAAAGTGTTTTACTTGCTGGTGGAACTACTTGGCAAACTGCTTCCGCTCAATTTGCAAGAGGTTATACATCATCTGTTGTTCTTTCTAATGGTTATTATGGTAAATCTTGGAATATTTTAGCAACTTTGAGATTGAAAGATTTAAGTGATTTCTTTGCTAAATTGCCACTTGTTAGAGGTGCTTATATGAAAATTTATGTTAATCTTAATCAATCTTTAACAACTATTAATATCACTGCTGGTAATACTATGTATTGCCAACCAAATCAAGTAGTAGTTTATGGAGGTTCAACAAATCCTTTAATGTTTGCTTCTGGTGGTGCTGGTTCTGGATCAGTTGCTCTATTTAATGGTGTTGCTAAAACTATGACTTGCAGTGTTTCCGTTCTTAATTCATTAGATACTAACTGCCCTAATACTATTGCTAAAAATCCATTACTCTCATCTTGCCGTCTCTACTGTCCTCTTTACACTATGAACCCTATGAAAGAAGAGGAATATTTAGCAAATAGAGTTAGAGTTGTTAAATATAGGGATATTTTCCAATCACAAGCACTAAACCAATCTGGTTCTTTTAATTATTTGGTTCAAAATGGTCTCGCTGGATTGAAACATATTATAGTTGTCCCTATGGTTGCTTCAACTGTCAATGGTGTTATAACTGGAACAGTCAATACTGGATTTTCTCCAATTCGTTCTCCATTTGCTTCTGAACCAGCATCTTGTAGTCCAGTCCAATGGATTTCAAATTACAATGTTCAAATTAGCGGGGTGAATATTTTCGCTGATAATGAATCATATGGATTTATCCAATTTTTACAAGAACTTTATGGCGTCAATTCTATTAATGGTGGATTGACAGATGGTTTAAGTTCTGGTTTAATTTCTCAAACAGCATATTACAATAATTATGGTTATTTGGTTGCTGATGTTGGAAGAAGATTACCAGAAGAAGATAAAACCGCCAAATCAGTTCAAATTAGCGGAACTATTTTATGCCAAAATCCAGTAGATTTGTTTATTTTCTGTGAATTGGAAAAATCTATTACTATTGATATTTATAGTGGTAAGCGTCTTGATTAAATTATTTTATCATATATTATATAATGCCTATACCTAATGATGAAGTATTATACAATAAAGTGAAACGAGAAGCAAATGAATTATATAAAAAACATAGTGCGTATAAAAGTGGTTGGATAGTTAAAGAATATAAAAAAAGAGGTGGAACATATTTAGATGATAATAAACCAAAGAATTTGCAAAGATGGTTTAAAGAAAAATGGGTAGATATTGGAAATCAAGAATATCCAGTATATCGTCCTACAATTAGAATAACAGAAGATACACCTTTAACTACAAGTGAAATTGACCCTATACAAGCACAAGAACAAATAAAATTGAAACAAATAATAAAGGGTAAAAAAAATTTGCCAAAATTTAAAAGGATTTGTGGAAAAATGTATTATTTATAATTAAATATTAACTAATAAAATTTAATATTTAATATTATTTCTTACTTAAAGACGAAAAGAACCTCCTTGAATTCTAAAAGACCCTCCGCTAATTAATCCTTGTGGTAAATTTGCTTGTGGTATAAAATCTTGTTTTAAATCATCTTGTAGTAATGTTCCCATATTTTCTTGACAAGAACAACCCATACCATAAGTTTTAATTAATTTATCAGTAGGATTAAATTTTAATCCATTTTTTAAATGTATTAATCTTCCTCCAATTCTTCTACCAGATGATCTACTTATCGCTTCTTGTGCTTTTGATTCAACTATTTCTACATTACTATCTAAAACATTTTTAGCGTGTTGTGTATTTGACAATAAAGATTGTCTCGCTTGTTCTTGCATTTCTACTGGCATTCTATTAATTTGTTCCATACCTCTTCTTTCTGCTTCTGCTATGTATTTATCTGCTCTTTTTTGAACCAAAGCACTAACTTTATCTAATGCTTCTTCTGGTGATTGTGATGTTTTTGACAATTTATTTAATTTTTCTTGTGCTTTTGCTTTAACTGAACCAGTAAAAATTTTACTTGATAAATCCGCTGTTTCTGGGGGAACACCATAACTCATAGCGACAGATTTTAAACCTTCTTCTATTAATGGTTCTCCATATGCTAATGCTGTTTCTCCAACTGATTTAAGTATAGGTTTTGCTTCACGCCATATTTTTTTTGCTCCACTAATTAAATCTCTTTTAACTTTTCCAAGTGAAATTTTACCACCAGTAATTTTGACATCTGCCATATCTAATACATCTTCACCTTCTCTAAATACTTTATTTACCAACGCTTTTGCGTGTTTTGGGGTTTTTGCTACTTCTTGGAATAATACTGCCATTTCATCTTTCAATTGTTTAAGTTTCTTACGACCAACTCCATAACCATAACCTTTCTTCTCTGCTTGTTTTTGTAATTGATCTCCAATTACTTTACCACTTACAGCACCAGACAAACCAGATGGATCACCTAACGCCATAGATAATGCTGTTAATCCCGCTGGTAAAACTACATCTGCTCCAACATCAATTAATTCTTTTGCAATTTCTTTACCAATTCCACTCTCAACAATTTCTTTATTAAATCCTTTTTTTATTTTCTTTCCAACTTGTTTTGTAGTTTTTCCAACTTCTCCAATTGCTAAATTAACATTTTTTCTAACTCCTTTTCCAAATGCTTTTTTAACCATTTTTTGCATACTTTTAGCATCTTTATTTTTTTCTTTATTACTTCTGCTGTCGCTCATTTCCATAAACATTCCACCTTCAATTTCCATATTTTCTTCCATAATTTTTTTTCTTGGCATAGGTTTTGACACTTTACTACTAATAGAACCTTTTGGTATTGCTGTTGATTCAGATTTTTTAGGTCTTCCTTTTGGTTTTTTTTCTTTTGATGGCATAGATTTTTTCTTTTCTGCATATTCTGCCTTACATTCTGGCATAGACAAAGCACACCCATAAGTTGTATTATTTCTTCGTGCAAAATCTTTAACATGTTCGTTCCAAGCATTAGCAACCATATTATATTATTTGTATAGAAAATAAAATAATAAAGTAGTAGTTTCTCATTTTTTAATTTTGCAATTCGAAAAAATTTTGTAAAAACCATTCTTTAATAAAATTCCATTTTCCTTTTGTTCTAAATGCGTGAGTTTGTGTATAATTTCCTCTAAATTTTTTTTGTGTTCCCATTTCATTCAATTCTTCTTGTGTTAAAAATTTAAAATTTTCGTTAGTTAAACTTTTAATTAATTCACTTATAATCTCATTTGTTTCATTTACATATCCTACAATTAAATTTTTATATCTATTTGGATCTTCTCCTAATATTTTAAACATTTCATCAATCAATTCTTTTGTAGATTTTGTTGGATTTAATAATAATAATTCCATTAATAGCATACTCCAAATAACACAATATCCTTGTTTTTCAATGTTGATATTTTTTTTAATTTGTCCTTCTATTGATTGAAATCCTTTTATTCTGGGACATAAAATATTTGGTGTTCTATATATGAATAATCCATTAATTATATAATCACTAATCATAGTTTCCAAAGCATCATTAACTAATTCTTCTGTATTAATAGTAGAACTTAATTTAGTTATGCTTCCATGTGGTTCAAATCTTTCAAATATAGGTATTTCAATTTCTTCTCCATTTACTATTTTTTTTTCAATTCTAACTATTAATAAATTAGCATGACTATTCAATTCATTATTGATTGGATTTTTAATAATTATACTTAATGGTATTAATATAACTTTGACACCTTTATTAATACAATCATTTATTTGTTTTGCTATTCTATCTATATTTTCATCTATATATCTATTTTGTAAGTCAATGTCAGTAAATACTTTAATTCCTAATGAAATTCCATATATACTATTATCCATTCCAGCAATAGAACATTTATTACCATATTTTTTTAATAGATATAAATATAAAATACTTTCAAATAGTTCATCATTAGTTCCATATATTGCTAATCCTTTATCATTAGCAATTTGTAATAATTGTTCTATTTTTTGTTTAGTTTCATAAAAAGCATCTTTCATATTTTCATTTGTTTCTGGTAATTGTTCTTCAATTTTTTTAATTTCATCATTAATTATTTCAGTTGAATCATCAGTTTTAGATGTATCATAATTTTTTATTAACCAATCAATATTGAAATTTGGATTTTTCTTCAATTCCCTATATTGATTTTTTACATTTGGATCAACAATAGCACAAGAATAAGTAATACCTAAATCTTTTGCTTTTTTATGACAAAACCAATTCCAAGGACGAAAACGATTTATTACTGCTCCACCTTGTAATGATTGTTGCAATTTTGGATAATCTTTATATTTTTGCATATCAACATTTCCTCCTTTTTTACTATCTACCATATGTAATAATCTAACTTGTTTTTTTGCTTTTTCTAATGTTGTTCCATATGAATGTATTTCTTTTGTATCTTTATTATAAACTCTATATAAATCTTTTTTTGGTAATTTTCTTATTATATAAGGCATAGTGTATATATAATAAGAATATAAAATATTAATTTTCTTCATCACTAATAATATTTAAATCACAATAAATTTCTAAATTATGATTTTTAACTAATAAATTGTAATATTCAGCACATTCATTTTCATCATCAAAATATTTATTTATTTGTTTTTTTAATATTTTTATAGAACAACGCCATTTTTGTTTTGTTTTACACCAAGATACACCTTTATATTTAGACGAACAATTAAGTCTTTTAGATTTATTATATTCATTTTCAACATAACTAACAATTCGTAAATTATTTACATTATTATTCAATTTATTTCTGTCTATATGGTCTATAATACCTTTATCATGAAAATCATTTAAAAAATATTTAGCAACTAAACGATGAGGATAAACACTTACATATTCATCATTAATTTTAAGACGAGATACATAATATCCAATTTTTTTATTTATACAATTTTTTCTAATCAATCCAGTTTGTATATTTTTGATATTTCCAAAATTTGAAATTTGATAGTTCGAATTTTCAATTATTTTCCAATTTTCCATTTATGTATTATGTATAAGTGTTCTCTTTATATTATTTTATATGTAAATATTTTTATCTAATAATTTTCTTCATTATCATCATCTTTTTTAATGTAAGTAAGATGCTCTGTTAATGAGTGTCCCATTGCTTTTGCTTCTTCTTGTAATTCAGTTAATGATGGCATATTTTTATATTTTTCACTTAAAAAACTATGACGAAGTATATTAATACTTGCTTTTTTTCCAAAAATTAAATTTAATCTTTGTGTAATTTTTGTAGGATTTAATTTATTACATCTCGCATCAATAAATAAATAATCATTTTGAGGACATACCTTATCAAGTAATTTAATCCATTTAGTTAATATTTTTTTTAATTCTGGTTCTATATTTACAATTTGATCTCCATGAAAACGATGAGTTTTATATACTTGAAATAAAAAATTCCAATTTCTTTTAGTCATAATTAAATGGTTGCTCTCATCTGTTAAATTTTTGTATTTCATTTCACTCCAATCCTTACTGCGTCTTAAAGTTCCATCATATTTACCACTAACAAGAAGAAGTAAAATATAATTTTGTGCTTTTTGCAAATCTTCAACAGAAGGATTTTTTAATTTGAATACTTTATTTGCTTCTACTTGTAAATTATCCAAAATTCTTTGTATTTCATCTTGTTCTACCCAATTCTCACTTTGTTTTTCAGTTTTTCTTTGCAATTTTTGTTCGCTGTTATATTGCTGTCCGTCTTGGTTCATTTGAGTTTTATATTTTTCACAATTAGGACATAACACAACTAAACTTGATAAATATGTTTTTCTTTTTGCTGGTTCTACATCTTTTAAAAAAGTTAAAAATTTTTTTTGATTTTCATATTTAGAAAATTGCAATTCTTCATCTGGATAAACTTTTTTATATAAATTACTTAATATACTTGAATATGTTTTTAAAGAACTTTCACTTAAATTTGGTCTCAACTCTTTCAATTTATCTTTTATTTGAGAATTCATATAATATAATATATATTAAGAAAATAATTCATCAACTTAAATTTAAAAAAAATTCATTTTCAACTTTAAATTTTTTAATTAAATAATTAATTCTCCATATTATTTTTGTTTCAATCTCATTTTTTTGAAAAATGTAAAATTCTTTGTTTAATTCATTTTCTTCATTTTTTATTTTTTTATTCAATTTGCCATATTCTTCTAAATGTTTTTTAATAGCATAATCATTTTTTACAAAATTTAACATATATAATATATTTAGGAAAAAATAATAATCAATTTAATTATTCTTAAAAATTAGTTAATTTAATTTTTTTTTTCTATTCCTAATATATATAAAAATGACAACTCAAATAGATTTAAGAAATTATGGGTGTAAAGAACAAACAGCAGAGTTTTATCTTGATTTCCAAAGTAAATATGATACCATGGATATTTTAGATAAAACAAGAATAATTTTATGTATGGTTAATAATTTATTTACAGATGATCCAAAATTACACCCTTTAATAATTGGGTATTTAATGAAAAATTTACAAGATATAGAAGTGCATAGTGCTAAAATGAAGCATATGTTAGGAGAAATTAAAGTAGATGGTATTACTTGTAATAAATGTGGTAATAAAGTTCCAGATATGACTATGAAAATGTATTGCGAAGGTATTAACAGAGATTGTCCGCACGACAGCATAGAGGTTGAAATTGACGACCAAAGAACTCTTTAATTTTGTCTTACTTATAGATTAGATTAATATTTTTAAGAAAAAAATATTAATGTATAATATAATGCCATTTGTAGAATCAAAAAATAACGGCAGACCTATTTACCAAATTTCTAAAAACGAACAAATTAAACCAAATAGCAAGAAAAATGAAAAAACAATTAAAGAAGTGAATAAGATATTAATAAAACATAAATTATTTACGCCTTTTGATTTTCCAAATCATTAATTTACTATAAATAAAATATTAACATAAATTATATGGCGGGATTTCACACAAAGACATTTATTAAACACGATGATTATATGACACCAAAATATGCGTGGGAAAATATACAACAATATATACCAAAAGATAAAGTTATTTGGGAAGCATTTTATGGAGATGGTAAAAGTGGTGAATATTTGCAAGAATTAGGATTTAATGTAATACACGAAGAAGTTGATTTTTTTGAAAATAATTTAGGAGATGTTATAGTAAGTAATCCGCCATTTAGTAAAGCACGAGATATATTGAAAAGATTAATGATAATTGATAAACCTTTTATACTCATATTACCAAGTAGTAAAATTAATACATCATATTTTAGAGAATGGAGAAATAAAAAATTACAAATAATAATACCAAGAAAAAGAATACATTTTAATAAATTGATTGATGGAGAACAACCGAAGGGTTGGAGAAATGCTTGTAATTTTGATACTTTTTATTATTGTTATAAAATGAATTTACCAAATGATATAATGTGGTTAGAATAAATTAAATAAGAAATTAAGAAATATGTTAATAAATTGTTTAAAATGTATTAATTTTTATATAATATGATCCATTATATAAATTATTAAGTAAAATTATATAAAATATTAATGTTAAACTACTATTTAGATGAATTAAAAATTTTTAATTTAGGAATATCTTAATTTTTCATATAATTTTACATATTATATAGTAGTTTATCAACATTATATAAAATTTTAATCATTATTAAATAAAATTTTAATATGTAAATTAATTTATTATATAATTATTAAAATTTTGACTTAAATATTTTCTTACTATATTATAAAATGGAAGAAATTAAGGAAGAACAAACAGACAATATCATTAAGGAAGAACAACCACCAAAAGAAGATAAATTAAAAATAAGCAGATTAAAAGCAAATAAAAAATATGTCGCAACTCATAGAGATAAAATTAATTCATTAGTTCGTGATTATTATAATAGACATAAAGAAGAAGAAGAATTCATTAATAGAAATCGTGAGAAATCTAAAAAATATTATGAATCACACAAAGAACAAATAAAAGAAAAAAAAAGATTGAAAAGAGAAGAAGAAAAAAAATATAAAGAAGAAATGGAAAGAATTTTAGGAATTAAATAAAAATTAAAAATAATTAAATAATATTTTAAGTTCATTTAAATATTATTTTCTCACTTTATAATATAAATGTCTAAAAAAAGAGAAGACCTAATTTATGGAATGAAAAATGAAATTGTAGTGTTAGATATACTTAAATCTTCACTTCCATATTGCAATGACATTACAAAAACTAATAATAAATTTCACGCAGTAGATTATCAAAGTGATATTACTAATTGCGAATTAAAAAGTAGAAGAATTAAACATGATGACTTTCCAACAGCATTAATCAATTGTAGTAAGATTGAATTTATGAAACGAGATGGAAGAGAACATAATTATTTAGTTTGGAATTATTTAGATGGGATTTATTATTTAAAAGTTGAATTTGATTTTTTTGATATGTTAGAACCAGAATCTCATAAGGTATATAGAGATGGTAAATGCCAAACTAATGATGTGTATAAAATACATCATAGATACTTAACAAAATTGTAATTATTATATTAATGTATAATATAATGATTACTGACACTGATTTATGGGATATAATAAATGAAAGAAAAATTAAAGTTAATGATATTTTCATGAAAGATGAACCGCCATTACATATTAACTATGGAGGATATATTATAAATTTACAAGATCAAGAATTAAATGAAGGAGGAACTCATTGGGTAGGTATTTGGTTTCCATTAACAAATAAAGAAGATATAATTTATATGGATAGTTTTGGATTTATTTGTCCGCAATCAGTTATTAATTGGATTAAAAGAAGAGGAGGTAAATATTCGCATTGTAAAATTTTATGTAATTCTAAACAAATACAAAATGTTAATACTGGTGGTTGTGGTATTTATTCATTATTTTTTATTGATTTTATGCAAAGGCATATTAAACCAAATAATAGTGAAAAACTTTTAAAAAAATGGTGTAAAATATGGGATAATGATACAACAAATAATTTAAAATTATTAAAGGAATATATACCATATTATAAAGATAGTGAAACATTTTAAAATAAAAATAGACATTTTAAAATGTCCGTTTTATAATATATATGTTTGAGTATTTAGATTTGTTAGATTGTTTATTGATTACATCAATATTTTTATTCTATTTTTCATTATCAATCTACATAATTAAAGGATTGATTATGATGATTACTGATTATGGTAATCATTTGATTAGGTGATTAGGGTAATCATTTGATTAGGTGATTAGGATAATCATTTGATTAGGGTAATCATTTGATTAGGGTAATCATTTGATTAGGTGATTAGGGTAATCATTTGATTAGGTGATTAGGATAATCATTTGATTAGGGTAATCATTTGATTAGGGTAATCATTTGATTAGATGTTAGAATTATTTAAATCTACAATATCTAAATAATTTTTTCTAAATTTTTTATTTTGTGGTGCTGATACATCAACCATTAAAAAACTTTCTTCATCTGCTGTTGCTGTGTTATATAAATCAAATAATTCCTCTTTGGATAATCCTAAATTATATTCACGCAATATATTTGCAAGATCTCTATTATTACTTAATTTTTTTAAAAAAATGTGAGTTAAATTTTTTCTAATCGTTGCTGGTGTTTCATAATAGGATTGAGTTATATATACTGATGATATACCTTTGGCACATTTTCTACCTCTAACAAAATAAGGACAAATCAATTTTTTTTGTAATTTTGGATCTTCTAATACTAAATCATCAAAAATAACTAAATGCTGTAAATCTTTCATTTCTTCATCTTCATCAAAGTAATCTACGTTTGGGACACTTTCAATACCTTCGCTTACTTGTAAGTGAGATGCTGGTATTTTCATTTTAAGAAAATTATATAATGGTTCTTCCATTTTAGAAATAATTTTAATATTTCCAAATGTATTATTCATTCTTCTTATCATATCACATATTAAATTAGTCTTCATACTACCACTACCACCTACGACTAAAATTCTTGCTGGTAGTTTAATCATGTGATGCTGAAAGTTAGGATTATTGGATTTTGGTAATAAATCTTTCGGTATTATGTCATAAAAATTTAAAACTTTATTATCATCTTTACTTTCATCATTTTTATTTCTTCGTTTCATTATAGTATATTTATATATTTTATTTTTTATTTATCTATTATATATAAATGAGCGAACAACCGAAACCAGACCCATATCCTTTGAATCCAATTTTTAATCCTAATGATTTCAACCAATCACAAACTACTACGATAGATGTAGCATATTTAAATGCTAATTATCTCAAATATCCATCAGCACAAGGAACAGAAACATTTGGTAGTATTAATGTCAATGCTCTTGCTACATTTAATTCTACATCACAATTTAATGGAATTTCTAATTTTGCTAATCAAGTTAATGTAGGAACTGATGGAATTGATTGTAGCGGTAATTTAAATCTAATTGATTTAACAGCATCTGGAACAACGACAGAATTATTATTAATGGCACAGAAAAATAATGGTAATAGAGTTGGTTTTATATTGAATGCTGGTGGTGGTGCATATAATCCTATTACACAATTAAATGATAGTTTATTAGCATTTGGTGATGTTGGAGCAGTATCAACGAGTTTTGTTATTGCCCCTTGGCATTCTACATATACAGCAAATGGTGTTAGAATGACTGAAACTGCCCTTATGTTAGGAAGTGGAGGGGTTGGTAATCAATCACCGATACATCGTTTAAACACAGATACTACACAATTTCGTATTACATCATCAAATTTTGTAGTTGATGGAAATATGACTTTAATCGCTTCAAATCCAATTAATAGACAAATTACAAGTTCATATTTTAATGTTAATGATATTACAGCAAATTTAACTGGAACTCAAATGTATCAATCAACTGGAACTTTTTATTTAGATAATAATTATGCGACAAGTGGAAGTTTTACTTTTGCATTAAATAATTCTGCTGGAACACAACAAATACCTTTACAAATAACTTCTACAAATATTCAAACTAATAAAAATATTGTTATGGGTAGTGGAACTAATATAACCTTTCCAGATTCTACGCAACAAATTACTGCTTACACAACATCTCAATTGAAAGTTAGAACATTCACAATCACGACAAATCAAACAAATTATTTAATACCAAGTGGAGTTTATAAAGTAGATTTCAAAGTTATAGGAAGAGGTGGTAATTATGGATCACCAAGTGGAAGTTATACTGGTGGAAGTGGTGCTGGTGCTCAAATGGTGATGTTGAATGGTTGCCCTATGATTGATGGTTATTATATAAATATTAGTTTTGTTGCTACAAGTGGAGGAGTTATTGGATACACACAAATTCAAGATGCTTATGACAGCACTATAATAGCAAGAGCATATAATGGTGGTGATGGAGGTAATGCTACACCAACAACTGCTGGAATAGGTGGTGTAGTAAGTCCATTCGCAAGTCCTACAAATCCAACAATAAATAGTAATTATGGTAATGCTTATGCTTTACAAGGATCTAATGGTTCTGCTGGTGGATTAAATGTTTTTCCAAGTTCAATAGGTTTAGTTAAAGGATCACCCCCTAATACGACATTCAATTATGGTAATGGTAATTTAAATAGTGTATCAACGTGGGGAACTGGTGCTGTTATTTTGACTTGTTATTATACATAATTAATTTAATAATTTTATCTATCAATATATTATATGAGTTCTTTAACGAGTTTTAGTTCTGTCAGATTTAAAGATGATGATTATCCATTATTAACTGAAACTAAATTTAATCAGCAATTTATAGAAAAAGATGGAAACCAAATACCTATAAGTAATTTAGTTTTATTACCACAAGTTTTAGCATCGTTAGATCTACCACCAAATGCTACTACATTAAAAGTAGTTGATACTATATTATTAGATGATGGAGTAAGTGTTGCTACAAATCAATTATCACCTTATCAAATTAATATGATTAATACATCTGGTAATACAATTAGTATTAATAATGACAGCATACAACAATGGATTAACACAACTTGTGCTGGAATTGGAGAAATTAATTTAGATTGCAACACAAATACTTTGTTTATTCGTAATTTTAATAGTGGTGGATTTACAAGATTGGGAACTGATACAAGTATAGACAACAGCAATTTAATTTTAACTGACAATAAGGATTTATTTGTAAATTCAACTACGAAACAATTTTTTAAATTTAATGATGCTGGATATGGATACAAACCAAAATTAGTAAATCAAGATGAAACAATACAACGATATATGAATTATGTTGTTATGGACGATGGAATTACGAATATTTATTTAGATACATACACTAATTTATTGGATAGTAATACACTTCTTCCAGATAGAGAAAGAGTTGGTTGGAGTTGTAAATTTTGTAATATGAATGGTGTAGATGTTGCTATTAGTAATACTGATGGATTAAATTATTTTAGTCATTACGGCGGACTTAGTGGAAGTCCATATACATTAAAAAAATATTCTGTCGTTGAATTAACTTTATTGTGGTCTGGGAATTTAGGGCAATTTTTATATGCTGTTTCTCAATATAATTAATTTCTGTTCTATATATATACAATTAATGGATAATGAAAGTTGCGTAGTTAATTCACTTTTAGTTGATAATAATGATCTATATGATAGTCCTACTGCTTTAATAACAACTGATGCTATAATATTTAGTGATGTATGTTCTTTAAGAGCGGAAAATGAAATATCAATAAATTCAAATCAACAAATAAAAATTAAAGTTAAAGATGAGGTTAAATGTGGAATTGATGAAACTGGATTAATGACAGATTTACCCCCTTTAAGTAATTCAAATTTGGTTAATAAATTGTATGTTGATAGTTTAAAACCTATATTAAATTGTAATGGGTTTTCTAATTCTGGTGCTATTTCATTAGTAGCAAATACCGCAATTTTTCCAGTTTCAACTACATTAAGAGTTGATATTACATCAATCTCACAACAAGTATTATTAATGGCATCTTTAATTACTACAATTGCCGTAGCAACCGCAAATATTGGTATGACTATTGGATATTCAATGAATCCTACACCATCTACAAGTTGGATTAATTTGGCAAATAATGTAGCATTCTCTACAACTGAAATTGCTGTTTCAAATGCTACAAACGAACAGAATAATTTGAATACTTTACTTTGTAGTGAATTTATTAAAGATGCTTCGCAAGGTCAAAGTTTAAATTGTTGCATTAGATTTTGTCCTACATCAATAGGTTCATATTATTTTACTATGAGATTTGTTAGTGGAACTGCTGGAATAGCATATTTTAGAAATTGTAATATCATTTCTTTAATCATTTAATTAATTTCTTATTGTATAATATATAATGGCACCAACACCTAAAAATGTAGTTTTAAAAAAATTTTCAACAACAATACCAATTGAAGATGGAACATTACAAGCATTTTCAGACCAAATAGACGCATTGAAATTAGATTTAACTAATTTGTTAGTTCAAAAAAATGCAATATTAGCACAATTAGAACAAACAAATAAAGAAATGTATAATTACTATATTAAAAATTATTCTTAATTTTCTCATCTTATATTAAACATGGATGATAGTTTAGTATATGGAATTGCTACATTAGGAGTAGGATTATTAGCATTAGTAGTTAAATATGGATTTAAAAGTAAATGTAGTGATGTATCGCTTTGTTTTGGATTGATTCATATACAGCGTGATATAGAACAAGAAATAGTAGAACAAAAAATGGAAAATAACCAATCATCACCAAGCAGAGATTTAAGTTTAAGAAATTTAAATAATGTGTAATAATAAAATGATGAATATTTTAAAAACTATTTTTGATGGAATGTTAGGAGGTTTAACTTTTGGAATATATCACCATATAGTATCTATGAGACAAATTGAAATTAATAATAAAAAAATTATGGATAAAATCAAGATTAAAGATGAAGAATTTAAATAATAGTAATATATATAATGTCTGTCGTAGATTATTATAATACTGGAAAAGATAAATTTATAGAATTATTTTCAAATCCCAAAATAGTTCAAGAAAAAGCAAAGCAATATGGTTTAGAAGTTGTTTATAGTCCAAGAAAAAATAAAAAATATAGGACTGTAAATCCAGAAACAAATAAATATGTTGATTTTGGTTCAATTGATTATGAAGACGCAACACTACATCAAGACCAAAAGAGAATTAATAGATTTAAAAGTAGAAATAGAAGATGGAAAGATGCTCCAAAATATAGTCCAGCATGGTTAAGTTATTATTTGCTTTGGTGAATTATATATAAGTAAGAAATTATGATTTAATAAAAAATATAAAATCATAAAATAAATGGAAAAATTGCAAATAAAATATTATTATATATTATAAAATGTCTAATAAAGTCAGTTTTAATGCCCCAAGAACAAGATACGATGAAGCGAAAGGAAGAGAAAGATATTTAGAATATTTAAAGTCAGCACAACGAGTTAGTGAAATGAAACAACAAGCACTTTTAGACCAAAAACAAGGAATTTTGCCACAAGTTCAAGAAAGAACTATAAGCGATATTTTGAGTGATGAAGCAGAAGCAAGTAGATTATTGCAACAATATATAGGGCAATTAGTCCAAAGACCAGATGGAAGACCAAAATTAAGTAATGAAAATGATGATTTTTACGCCCAAAGAACTAACCCAATTGTTTATGTTTTGGATAATTTAAATATGGAACAAAAATATACTTTACTTACAAATTTTTCGCAAATTAAAGATGATCTAAAAGGAGTTGCTGGTAAAATGATCCCAAGAGATTTAATTGTTTATTTGGATAATTATGATAGATTGCGTAGAGAAAGTGGTGGAGTTAGTAGATTTAATGTATCTTCTGTAATATTAGATGAATTGAGAGGAATTAGAAGAGAAATTGCTACACCTATGGATATACAAAATTTAGAAAATACAATTAATATTTTACGAACTGAAATAGATAGAGATAGAACAATAAACAGAACATCAAGAACTAATATAGATAGAACGATAAACGAAATTGTAAATAGATTAAATTTATTGAATACTGCTATTGATTCAATTGATTATAACGCATTAGAACAATCTATAACAAGTGGAGTGCAAGATGTTTTGGAAGGTGATAGAGTTAGGCAAGAAAGTATTTACCAACAATTAAACGATAGATTAGACCAGATGCCTTCAAGACAAGAATTAGTAGATGCTAATGAAGTTATTAGAAGAGAATTAGAAGAAACACAAAGATTAACTGCTTTTTCATTTGCTGAAAATGAAAGATGGATACAAGCAACTTTAAGAAGTGTAAATGATATTTTGAGTGCTGTAAATGTAAATCAAATGGAAGAATTGTTTAAATTATTGAATGAAATTTATATAGCATCTTCGCCGATTGAAGCGGAAGTATCAAGAAGTATTGGAAGGAGAGAATTGAATGAAATAAAATTACAAGTAAAAAATGAAATGGGTATAAGTGATTTAAGACGCATAAGTAAAAGTGAAAAAGATGAGTATGATATGCGTGTTAATCAACGAATAATGGAAATGACTAAATCAACTGAACCATTACAAGCAACAGCATTACCACCACCAGAAATGCCAGAAGATAGAAAAATGACAGCAGAAGAGCAAGTAAGAGAACAAATTAGAAAAGTAAAAGAAATGGCAAAAAAATATGGTTCTATTGGTTCTGCTTTTAGCGAAGAAAAAGAAGGAAAAGGTGTTAAAATGCTTAGAACCAAAGGAAGAAATTTTAAGAGAATTGTAGGTAAAGGTATTGAATTACCAGAACAAAAGAAAACATATTTAGAATTTGGAAAATATGCCATATCAATACCAGCATTAGAAAATAATATATTAACAGCAAAATATGTAATTAATGGTGCTACTATACCTTCATTACCATCACAAAAAATTACAGAAAAAATGAGTAATTTATTACAGAATTTCATAGATACTCAGCATTTAGATAAAAAGCAATTTGACAAATTAGAACATCAAGATAAAAAATTATTTTTGAAACTAATGAAAGGTTCTGGTCTCAATTCTACTTATGACATTAAAATAGAAAAACCAAAAGAAGAACAAGAAGAAGAGGAAAGATTTGAATTAGTTAAGGGAATATATATCGCTGGTAATGACAATCCAAAAATAAAAGAAGAATTGAAACACTTTATAATTAAGTTCATGAATGATGGAAGATTACCAAAAAAACAAGCATTAGATTTACTTATTACTATGAGTATTTAAATTTAAATTATATATTAATACTTTTTCTCTTATATTAATATATAATGCCTATAATTGTATTAACTGCTAATGATATTGTCAATAGAGATACTGGAAATAATAGATTAGTTTATCAATTTCAAGGAGGCGGTGTTTCATTTAATAATAATGAAATTGCTTTATGTTCTTTGCAAATGTATTATTCTTGGTTCAACATAAACGAACAACTTTATAAAAATTCTAAATATCAATATGTATGGGTAGATGGAACTATACACGATGTAGTTATGCCTAATGGTTTTTATTCTGTAAGTGATCTAAATAATTTTTTAGAGGCAACTATGATACAAAATACTCATTATTTAGTAGATACTACAACTGGAAATTTTGTTTATTATCTTCAATGGGAGACTAACGCAACTTACTACGCAGTTCAAATGAATGCTTATTTAGTGCCAAATACATTACCAGTTGGGTTTTCTTTACCACCTTCTGCTACATGGTCTTTACCAGCAACATCACAAACACCAAGAATAACAATATTAAATAATGGATTTCAAGAAATAGTAGGATTTAATGCTGGAACATATCCGCCTACAAGTCCATATACATCTACATATAGCAAAATAAGTGATGTTGCCCCACAATTAAATCCTATAAGTTCAATACAAATTACTTGTTCTTTTGCAAGTAATCCATATTCGCCACAAAGTAGGCAAATTTACGCTTTTGGAGTTCCAGAGGTAGTATTTGGAGGTAATATATTGATTAACACACCAGAATTTGCATTCCAACAAATAATTAATGGTTCATATAATCAATTTACAGTTGAAATTATAGACCAAAATGGAAGACCGATAAATTTACAAGATCCCCAAATATGTATAGTTTTAGTTATAAGAGATAGAGGAACAAATCAATAAAATATTTTTATATTATATAAATGTTTATAATATATACTAAATCTAATTGTTGCCTTTGTAATACTATTAAAAAATTACTTGAAAAAGAAAGATGCATTATAATTAATTGTGATGAAATGTTAGAATCTGATGATAGAGAAACATTTATTAATGAAATGAAACGAAGAACAAAATGGGATAAAATAACTTTTCCTATGATATTCATAGATGATGATTTTTTAGGAGGATATAACGATTTTATAGCAAATATGGCATTTGATTATGAAATGATTGATAAATATTTTTATTTTTAATTTGTCTTTAAGTAAGACTTTAATAATCTTCTTCTTCACTATCACTATCACTATCACTATCACTATCACTATCATCACTATCACTTTCATATTTTCGTGATTTTCTCTTTTTATCTTTTTTTGACTTTTTAATTTTAAATGTTTCACTACATCTATTAACCAGATATTTCATAAATTTTATATCTTCATCATAAATAGGATTTAATATCGATAATAATATTTCTTGTAAATTTCCTTCGCAACTTTCGAATAATACTCTACCAACTTTATATAATTTATTAAAATCTGTGTCGTTTATTTTTCCATTTTTAGAACTAATATTTAGTAAAGAACTATTTAATGATTTAAAAATTTCATTACATAATTTAACTAAAATTTTTTCAAATTCTTCATCGTTATATTTTTTTCCATCAATTTTAAATATTTTTCTTTTTGTGTCGCAACATTTAATAAATTTTCCATTTTTATTTAATTCTTCAAATACATCAAAAAATATTTTTGTATAAATTTCTTTTGGTTTAGGATAATCACCTAAATCTAACGATTTTAAAATTTTACAAGATATTATATCGTGTGTGAATGGGTCAATAGAACTGAAATTTTGTATTTTAGTATTAAATTTTGGGTTATTACAAAGTTCAGTAAATTTTTTAATAAAAGAATTATCATCATCTTTTTTATCATTTTTTTTCTTATTATTATTATCATTCTTAATCTCATTTTTAAGTGTTTCTAATTCTCTATTTGCTAATTGTTTTTTAAGGTTAGATAATTGTTTTTTTAAATTTAATTTTTCTTCATCAATTTCTTCATTATCTTCAACAATAGAAACTTTAGCAAGTTTAATATTTTTATTTCTATTAATTTGTAATGGTTTTAAATTAATAACTTCTTCTTTAAAAATTGGTTCTAATTGTTCTTCAACATTTTCATTAAATTCTTGTTTTTCTTCATTTTTAATTTCTTCAATAACCATATTAATATTTTGTTTTGGTTCATTTTTTTTTTCTAATTTTAAAATTAATTTATCTTTATCTTCAATAAGTTCATTTAAATCTTGAATTTCACATTTTAAGGCATAAATATTTTTATTTTTTTCTTCAAGTTCATTAATCAATTTATTTTGTTTTTGTTCGTGATAAACATTAATAGAATTATCATTTTTTAAATCATTAATTTCATCTTGCAATTCTTCTTTTTCTTGGTTCAACATTTCAATATTATCCTTCAACATTTCATTTTCTTCTTTAAGTTCATTGAGTTTATTATCATATTCATTGTTAGTATTATTAATTCTCACGTTATGTATATGTTCTGTTTCGCATAACTGACTTTCAATTTGTTCCTCTGTGTATAAATCATAATCAATTTTGTAATTTAATTTTTCTTTTTCTTGTTCTAATAATTCAATTGTATTTTTCATTTCTTTTTTTTCTTGTATAAGCATATCTACATCATCTTTTAAAATTTTATTTTCTTCTTTTAAATCTTCAAGTTCATTAGTATATTTTAAAGTAATTTCCTTAATTCTATTTTCATACATTTCCTTAATCTTTTCAATTTCATCACTTTCATTAACTTCCTTAACTTTCTTAACATTTTTAAGTTTAACTTCAATTTTCTTAACTTCCTTTGGTTCGGTTGTTGCATTAATCTTGTTTAAGTGTTTTGGTGAGCGTAAATGTCTATTGTAGTTTTGTTTTAAAGTGGTTTTGTAAGAGCAAAGTTCGCAAGTATGTTCGGTCATTCTTAATTATATATATAAGAGAGAAAAAATCTTTAAGTTCTTTTTTAAATAAATATATATTTTGAAAAATTGAAAAAAAATAAATATTCCTAAATATTTTGAAAAAAAATTATATTAATTTTTAAGAATTTGAAAAAAAAATTTCTATACCTTTTGAGAAAAAATAAAAAATAGACATTTTTAAAATGTCTAAAATTTTTTTTTTCTTTCATGAGTTGTAAAAAAAAATATTTATATATTAAATATCTATATAAACTCCTTAACATTCATTTAATATTTTTCATAAAAATGAATAACGATTAATTGATTTATTACCATATATGGTCTTAATATTTTAAATGATTATTTAGATCATTTTACCTAATCATTTTTAAAGGGGTAATCATTTTCTGCTGTTTCATACTTAAAGAAAAGTGATTAGGGTAATCATTT